AGAAGAAGGACTTGAAGCAAAAAAAGATGCAGTAAAAGTATCTGGCAAAAGTGGTAAAGGTCTTTTTGACAAAAAAATTCCATCTAAAGGCATTCTCGGTAAGTTTATGGATTTCTTTTTAACAGGAGCATTAGGTTCTGCTGGTAAAGGAATTTTTACAGGTCTCTGGAATAGCGTAAAATTCAGCGGTGGGTTCTATAAAGGTCTTGCAGGTTTGATGGGCGGTCTATTATTAGCACCTGGTATATGGGAATCGATCAAAAAAAATATAGAAAAAGAAGAAACATTCACTGGTAAAATGGATGTTATTTTTACAGAGTTTTTAAAGAAAAATGATTTTTTATCAACAGTTGCTGGAGGGGCATTAGCAGGTGTTGCTTTTGGCGGACCTAAGGCGGCAATTGCTGGTGCATTAGTTGCTGGTGGTTTATCATTAGTTGCCAAATCATTAGACGATGATGAATCTCTTGGAGATATCTTTACTGGTGATGTATCACCTTTGGTGACTGGAGGTTTAGGATTAGTTGGTGGTGCGTTAGCAGGAGCAAAATTTGGATCATCATTCGGTATAAAAGGGCTTGTCTTAGGTGCATTAATAGGTGGTGCTTTAGGTGGTGTTGCTGGTGCTTTAGGTTCGGCGGATATGCAAGATGCTATAGGAAGAAATCCTTTAAAATTTATGATGCTTTCTGCAGGAGGTGCAGTATTAGGAAGTATGGCAGGATTTAAAGCAGGTGCCGCTATAGGTATGGTAGGCGGACCTCTTGGTATGTTATTTGGAGGTCTTGTAGGTTTATTGTTAGGATCTCTTGCGACATATTTTCTCGATAAGCATTTTCAATCAAAAGTTGAAAGAAGAGGTAAAATCAAATCACTTGATAATCAAATACTCGAAATGCAAAAGGCATTAGAAGAAGAAGGTAAAACTGGACAAGGACCAAAATATAGAGAAAAAGAAGAAAAACTACGTGAACTTGCTTTGAGAAGAAAAATTGTTGCCTCGCTTCAAGCAGGTGAAATTGAAAAAGGCGATGTTAATGCGGATTTAGAGGGTATAGTTCTGAAAGAAGATCAATCATTAGCGAGAAAAATTCTTAAAGAAGAATCTGATGCTATACAAGTTGAATTTAGTAAATCAGATACCGCCGTAGCCCAAAGAGAAAATGTTAAAAAGACCGCCGAAGCATCAATAGAGGCATCAGGTTCACAAGATTTAGCATTCTATCTCAGAGAATATTTGCAAAGAAAACTTGATAATAACGAACAGATAAATGCAAATGAAAATACCAATTGGAGAAATTGGGTACCTACAGAAATGCAAAGCAGAATAGAAGAGGTAGGTCCTAATATGCATCCTTTAACTACACCAAATCTATTTGATACAGGTGGACAAATAGTAAAAATGTTTAGAGACCAACAGAGACTTAAAAAAATAAAACTCAGACCTGAAGACAAACAAGCAAGAGGTTTTGGTGCTTATAGTCCAGGTTCAATGCAAAGTGTTTTAGTTGGAGATCAACCAACTGCACAAGGTCAAGAATTAGTATTTACCGAAAAGAAATTCAATCAAATTATCGGTGACATAATTGATAACAATAGATTGAAACAAGAGAGAGATTCTATGATGGCTATGATACCTGCGATTGCATCACAAGGAGGAGGTGGAGGAACATCTATGCCAGTAATCAATAACTCATACTCATATCAAAACACGGAAAACACCGTGAGAGAAATGCCTACCACCAGTTCTCTAAACATGATGACGGCACTGGCATAGATGTTTATATAGATTACTCGTTGGCTAGTTTAGCAAAGTATGACATCTCTTCATCTTCTTCACCTGTAGTTTCACCAGTATAATCTTCAGCCGTAGTTGGCTTCTCAGTTGGTGTTGTAGATGGCTCAGCGGTTTTATACATCTGGGTCACCTTTGGTGAATCAAGACCAAGAACAGTATTCAATCGTTCTTGAAGTTCCTCGAAAGTTTTGAAATTTGAATCATCAGTAAATTCATTCAATTTATATTGTGTCTTCCAAATTCTTTCGAGTTCAGCCTCATCTTCTACAAGTTGTGCAGGTTTTTCAAACTCACTCTTATCATAATTTTGATAACCTTCAACTTTACGAATCTTCAACTTGAAGTTCGCACCCTCCCAGAAATCAAATGGATTTACTGGAGTTTCATCTTCAAACTCTGGATTCATAAGATCATTGATCTTGTCAAAGATTTTCTTACCATACTTGTAGAGAAAAACTTTACCTTCGTTTTGAGGATTCTTTGGATCACTCACAACATAGATGTTAGAGAAGTATGTCAACCTTCTCTTTTGCTTACGAGCAATTTCTTTGTTGGCTTCAATACCGGAGTTCCAAAGAGTTCGGTTGTATTCAGAAACAGGATCTTTCTTACCGATTGTAGTCAAAGAGTTTTCAATATACCATTGTCCTGTAGGACCTTGAAAACCATGATTGAACACTCTCGCCCAAGGAACATCTTCACCGTCACATGGAGGAAGGAAACGAATGACGGCATAACCATTACCAGACTTATCGACTTCTGCTTTCCAGATTCGATCATCTGTATAGTTCTTTGTTTCTGTTTCGGGATTGTTTACTTTGTTGATTTCATCATTTAACTTTTTCATGAAATCATTGCGGGACTTTTTTAGATTTGCAAACGACATATTACTCCTTATTTCGTTATATTGATTATATTAAAAGACATATTGTAACACATATATTACGATATGTCAAGTTTCTTTCGTAGTATTGTACGAAATTTCGTCTTATCCACCTCCAAGAATGGAGAATACTTTTGCACCTTTTTACGAAACTCAGGCCAGATTATTTTCTCTGAAATCTGTTTGTTCCATCTAGGTACAAAATTTACCAAAGCATTAAGTATAATAAAAGTCTCAATCATTAAGTATTTAGCAATACACATTTTTAGTAAAATAGGATGTTGTCCATCTTTTACCTCAAAGACTTCATCAAACTCATGCTCATCCAATAGTTTATCAATGTCATTATTGAACATATAAGATAAACTCTGAATTCTTTTTTGCCAATCTCTATATGAGACTTCGGCTTGTTCTGTTAATGTATCTGTAATCCAAAAGTTTTCATTGTCTACAAAATTTGCTACAAAGAATGTTTTGATCTCTTCATCTTTATATGTTTTTGCAAGTTTTGCGAATAGAAAATTGTCTTTGCGTTTTGAGAATGTTACTTTAGATGTTCTTATACGACCATCATATTTGAAGTAGTCGTAAGAAGGTGACGTAAAGTGTCTTTTGATAGCAAGATATTCTTTGTAACATTCGTAAGGTTCCACTTTGATCATAGTCCAGGTATTTTAGTTGTCTTTGGAAAGAAATGCAATTCTTCTGCTTCTTCTCTTACTCTTTGCTTTAAAGCACCTTGAACAAGTTTACCAATGGTTTCTAATTCTATATTATTTTGTTCACAATAATATTGTATAGCATCCATATAGGTCATATTTTTTGACCTTCTTATATGCTCAATTGTTATTGTGAAATCTTGAGGTGATAGTATTTTAAGCATTTAATTTTTTGATTACATTATCGATTGAATGTTTAACCATATCTGGCGTAATACTTTTTGTACATATAAAATCGTTATTGTCAGGACACCAATCCCACTTACCAGGATCAAATTTGTGTCTATTATAACAACTATTACATACGTCTTTATTATGTACACGTTCACACTCAATTTCAAATTCGGAATAAGGCTCACTAAATCCTGAAATCAATACAACAGGTTTTTCTAATGCCCAAGCAAGCCAAGACAGTCCAGAACCAAGACCCATAAAAAATTCGCATCCGTTTATGGTTGCTATTGTCTGATCTAATGTTCTTTCGTGTCTATTAATTACACCTTCAGGAGCAGAATTCATATAATTGCCTGCTCCAAACATTTGATGCTTATCAACGCATACAACATCATAATTTTTTTCTTTAAGATATTTAACTATCTCATTCCAACCTCCTTCATAGTTCCAATATTTTGCTTGTGCCGTAGATTGAATTCCTATGCACACATATGGATTTTGTAAATCTGCTTCTAATTCATTTACCATTATTTTAGCACGTTCTTCCTTATAGTCAAGTCCTAGAATTGAAGAACTTACTTTCTGTAAAGGGATTTTTTTCGTATCCTCAGGACATTTGCTCATGTCATTTGTAAGCCAACCAATCCAATATTTGTAAGTAAATTTGCCACTATTTAAAAATGTATTGTGTTCGTCTATAAATTCTATATTAGGATATTTGTCTCTAAACAGATGATTAAAAAATGTAAAACAATAAACTTTACACTTGTGTTTTTGCTGAAACTGATTGACTGATCCAATCCAGGCTAAATTGTCGCCCAAAGCACCTGAATCAAAATAAATATAAACAGATTCATTATTCAAATTCATCTTGTGTTCTTTAACTACAGGACCGTCTTTTTCTTTAACAATGATATGCCATTGCATGAAATATTGAATATTTGATCCGCACCAATTATTATTTCCTATTACATTTGAATATACTGTCCCACCATTTTCTAAATTTTTAAATGTGATATCATATTGTTTTTCAGTATTACCCAGTATTTCTACAATTGGATTTGGGTCGAATTTAATATTGATTTGATTTTGTTCAACGATTGATTCTTTCTTTTGAAAGTCAGTATTATTATAAGCAAATATCAATCGATCTTTCATCGATCTAGGTTTGCTCGATTTTAGATCTCTTGCTTCGTAATAATATTTTTCAAGCGTTTTAAATATATTAACCCAATCTCGTTCTACTGCAAATTCTCTTGCTTTCTTAGAAACATCATCGTAGTCATCAACAATGTTTTTTATTCCATCAATTATCGTATCAACTTCTCTTGTACATTCTATCAGACCAGGTATTTCTACTTTATCTTGCATGGTTCCTACGCAGGGTAAACCACATGCCATTGCTTCAAGTACCGCTAAACACGGTTGTCCAGTTTCAATAGATGAAGGATGAACAATAATATCATGCTCATTTAAGATTTTTCTCAGTTCATTTTTATCTACATTTCCTGTTTGAACAATTTCAATATCTTTTTTGCAACTGTTTAACACCTTGTAAAAAATATCGTTGTAATTTTCATGTATGCTATCTGGACCAACTATTGTGATAGGCATGTTTAATTTGTGTGCCGCCTGAATAGCAAGATGAAAACCTTTACGATCATCTCCACCACCTACACAAACGAGTCGTGGTTCATCTTTTCTTTTGTTAGTCGGAAAAAAGAAATTTGAATCGACGCCATGATCTAATTTTCTCAATT